GAGTGGTCGTAATCAATCTACAATCATTTAAAAACATGTACCGAAGACTTTCTATTTTTTTTTGCCGCTCAGTGTGTGTTGAAATACATTCTGCTGAAAAAGCGTCTCCAACCCACATGCGACTGTTCACTAACATGTTAGCAATAAAAAACTGCTCCAGTGTATGATTGTTATATACTCGCGCTAACTTCTTAAAAAAATACACATCTTTACGTTTTTGAAATGTGGCGTATGAAACAGATATTTTACCCTTGTATTTAATGTAGTCGTAATCTGTTGTAAAGTGTAACTTTAACGCTAAGTACATTTTATATGCCTCAAAATCAGTCATATTGGTAATCGTGAGGTTTTTTTCATGAAGTTTAAATCTTCAGCTTCTTGCCGTAATGATCTTTTCAAATCGGCGCCTAACAAGGTTTTAATCGTCGCATACTCTAATCCATGCTTCTCACAATACGCGAGAATGGAATCTAAAACAGTCATGTTATTAGATAGCTTTTTCACATCTTCGTTAAAAGTTTCTTGTGTAATCATTTTTATGATATTGCTATTGTTTTCCATAATCTCCTGCGTATAATGATATGGTTTCAGCTTTTGCTAAAATCAAATGAGCAAACCTTGTGTTGTGTTTAATCCGCACTTCACCACTAAAGTTGTACAGCGTGGCACCAATATAATCTTGAAACCCACTATCGTATATTGATGAAATAATCAACACACCATTTCTATTAAAAGTGCTGCGTCCAATAACTAAACCTAATTCTCCTTCACCCATACCAATTTGCTGATTTGAGTTAATTTGATAACATGACCCGTGTGACAGTGTCCAATAACCGCTATCATCACAAACACATGGTGTTATCTGTCGATGTATTTTTCTGTCTTCATCTAAGGTTAATTCACTGTTTTCAATTTTATATATACTGTCTACACGCAAATCAATGGTGTTAGGCTGAATCATAACCTCATCGATATTACTAACTGTAGTTGTGTTTACTTTATTTGCTGGATGAATAAACAATTGTCCCCTTCTAACATAGAGTTTGGATTAGGTTATATGCTTCTGATTTTAAATTATCAATGTCTTGCTGTTTATTGTTAATAGTGTAATCACACACAACACTATCAAAACCCCGTTCCGTTATATGATTATCTTCAGGTTTTACATTACCTAATATCTTAACAATGATTGCGTTCCTAGATTTAAGCATCATCATTTCATGGTCAAACCTTAGATCTGACACAACAACGTTACCAGGTATGCTTTTAAATTGTTGCAAGACATAATTCACAAACTGACTCTTATCATATGACAACATCAACATTCCAATCTCTCGTATTAAATGTCGGCCGTCGATAACACCTTCAGCACCATCTCCTACCCACTTTAATGTGGTTCTTTTAACGTTGTCGTAATCTAATTGAGAATTAAGTTGCAGTAATGATTTACATTGCTCATGTATAGGATCAGCAAATGAAACTTTAGTAAAGTTGTGCTTGCGAACTAGAATGTCCGCGAAAGTGTCTTTGCCTGCTCCTTTATCACCTGTTAATGCTATAATCATTTAATCAAATCATTAATGTAATTAATATTATATATTATAGACTCTTTTTGTTGAGAAGTCAACACTTTATTGTAACTAAAGTCAACTTCCTTTTCGAATTTACCATCAATAAGGCCTGTTGGACTAGTGTCAAAGTGCAGGTTATGTATACCAGCCCAAATAGCTGCGCTAGAATCCCAACTATAAATGTATGGATGAAATTCCGTTAGAAGTTCTACCTCTTTCGGTCCATCCACCATACCTAAACAATGGAATTTTTTAATTGTGTGATCATCTACGGGACGACGTTCTTTGAGTAACCTGAAAATTTCCCGTCTCGATAAATATCGTTGTAATCTGTTAGAGTGCGATACATCAAATGCGTTTGGTGTACTGAGAATACTTAGTCCTATGAGGTCAACACCAGCGTCTATGCCCCACTCAATTGAATCTAATAGGTCATCAACACACCCCAATTCGGCTTGTGGTACATAAAAAGTTTTAAATCCTGCTTCTTTAATAGATGGTATTAATTTTTCTGCGGCTTCAGCAGTTTTTTTCCAAGGTTCTGCAGGATAATCGGACATGACAATATATTCTGCATTGCAAGCTTTTCCCATTTGTATCAGCTTGTCAGACTGATACATTGGTTTTTTCTGCTTCCACATCTCAAAAGCAGAATTATCCATGATTTTTGGAAAACTGGTATTTAATGTGGAATAAAAATCTCTATATGTTGAGCAACTCTCAACAAGATGAGCTAGTATTAAATGTGCAGTGTTGAATTGTGAAAATTGTGATAGATAAAATGTAGGGCATATGTGAGCAAATTTGATCATAATAAATTTAACTGTAGGTTGTTAGTTAGCAGGGTTAGGTCTGCTAACTAATTAAAGTGTGTATGTGGAATTATTTTAATCTATACTGTCTCAAAACACTCTTTATTCCAGGGGTAGTCTTCATGATTGTCAATGTCCCCTTATCAAGATCGAGTTCATAATCACCTTTATCTACATCTAATCCAGCAGATTGTAAATCCCATTCTAAATCATCGAGCATAGACTCATCATCCATAAATTTGCTCAACCCCTTATAAACCTTCTTACCTTCTTGTATTGGATTTGAATCAGTCACTGCGTTTTTTACAGATGAAACTAGTGACTGCATTTGTGAAGTTTTCACTTTATTTTTCTCCTAAAAATTCTATTAAACAACCATTTTCCTCATCTTCCGAGACATTTATA